GACCAGGTTGATCGCTGCACTGTCAGGCATGACTGACCTTCGTTACGTTACTTTTCCGATGTCTTCACCGCCCGTTGAAATCGGAGCCAGCGACAAGGCGATGTCCGCGTAACAGAGCGAATGTGCAAAGTGGTCGGCCCCTGTGTTCACGTACTCGGCGGCCATGTTGCCCGTCTCGTCCTTCTTGTACGTGCGAACAAGGTTCTTGATGTGCTCGCGGTACGCCAGCGAAATGTCGCGCGGCAGCAGGATTCGCGGCGGATTGCTCTTAAACCGTCCCAACGTGCAACTGAGCCAGTTCGTGCGGTCCACCGTGGCAAAAGGGGCACCCGTCTCCTCTTCACTCAGGGTGACTTCCTTGGCAGTCCGCCCTCGCCGGTAGCGCGTCAGCCAAACGTAGCCGTGAAACTTCTTGGCAAAGCGGCGGGCATCGTTGGTGAAGGGGTCTGCGTCCACGACACAGGCCAAGACCTGCCATTCCCGCATCAACTCGTCCAGATACCCCCATTCCTCGCCGGAGAACTTGCCGAACCACAACAGCTTGCCGATGGCCGCCGCATTGATGTCGGTGCCGGGGTGCCTATCGAACAACCAGTCCACGACCGAGATGTACCCGATTTTGCCCTGGTCCACGCCCATCGTTATCAGGCGATCGCCGCCGATCTGCGGCCGGGTGTCGTTGATCGAATGTCCTTTGATGCAGGCTTCGATCATCTCGTCCGTGACCTGGGCACCCTCGCCGATAAACGGCACGCCCAGCTTGCTGCAATGAAACTCGGTGTTCGCCGCCTCGTCGCCCAGTCCGCGATGGTAGGCGATCACCAACTCGCCCGGCGTCACCGTGGACGAGTAAAGCTGATTGAGGTAAAAGCCCCGCGACTCCTCCGCCGAGACGTTCGGCTCCGTCACCTGCCACTTGCCGGCGGCCAGGAACTCCGGTTTGGCCCCGTGATCCAGCTTATGCTTGCACTCCTTGCACTTGAGGAACGATTCCTTGCAGCGCGGGTCATTGACCGATTCGCCAATGATCTCCACGCAATCCGGCCATGCCAGTTCGGTCCATCGGCCGCAGTGCGGACACTGAAAACAAAAGTGCTCTTGGGTGCTGGTGAGGTACAGTTTATGGATGCCGTACTTCGGCACGGTCGGCGTCGAGATCGCCAGAATGTGCTTCTCGATCTGCCCCGACAACCGCTCCAACGCCAGCCACACCGCATGGGTGTCCATCTCGTCCAATTCGTCCAAGACCAACTCGGACACAGGGATGGACTTCAGGTTGCTGTCGCCACGGCTACCGCGAATGTATAGGACGTTCGCGCCGGTCGATTTCAGCCCCACGGTGTTCGTATCGACGAACAGAGTTTTCAGGTAGGGGCTGAGCTTCAGGGCGGTGGCGAAGCGGGCCTTGGAAAAGTCACTCGCGTTCAGCGCCGTCGGAAGGACGTAAAGCACGTCCCGTTTCGACTGGTCAAGTGTGAAGAAGGCCCGATTAATTCCCGTCTCGGTGACGCCCAACTGGGCGGCCTTCATCGCAATCGTCCACGCGGCCTGGCTGTCGTGAATCTCGCGGCACCAGGGGTGGTGCAGAAAGCCGTAGTTGCCGTTGAAGGGTGCCCCCATCACCCGTCGATGTTCGGCCCACCGGCTGCAAGACCGAAGGTTGCTGCTCCGCAGTCCCTCTCTGAAAAACTCCCGCAATTCGTCCTGGAAGCTCATGGCGGGGCATCATGGGTAGCTCAATGAGGTTGCATCGCAGGTTCGCGTAGGTCAGCGGCAAGTGCGGCTCGCTGGTTGCTTTGGCGTTCGGCCCGGTGCAACCTCATGTTTCGTCCCCGGCCGCGGGAACGACCGAGGCCGGCGTCTCTCGATGCTTCGGGTGACTTGGGCTGCGGCACGGGCTGAGGGTTCTCGGGACAGTTGCGGCAGCGGCGTGCCATTACCCACACCCGAATCGCGTCAGGGAGACCACCACGCTGATGTCCTGGGTCCGCACGGCCTTTTTCCCGCACACGTACACGAAGAAGGTCGGCACGCTCGTCACGCCGTATTGCTTCGCCAACTCGGGCCGTTCGTCGATGTCGATGATCTCGACATCCACCCCAGCCGCCTGAATCTGGATCAAGGCTGGCTTCGCCCTCTGGCATGGCTCACACCAGGAAGCGGTAAAGGCCAGCACCTTGGGGCGCTGACAGCCGCCTTGATGTCCTTGCTCTGGCGGCAGTGGCGTCTCGCAGCCGGCGATCAGCGCCAACAGCACCACGGACAACAGGAACGTCTTGGATTTCATCATGGGCCTCCGGTTTTCGGGTGGCTCGCGGCAGAGGGTCCGGGAGCCATCGGAGAACCGGCCCGGTCGCGTATGACCGCAACCGGGACGGTGGCAACTGGAATGTTGCTTACGACTTGGCCGGGGCGGCGACCGAAGTCGGCGCGGCGGTCGGAGTCGGCGGCGCGGCGGGGGCCGGCGCGGCGGCCGGGGCAGCAGTCGAAGCACCCTCGATCTCGGCGATCTTCGCCTTAATCAGGGCCATGCCCTCGGGCGTGCCGAGCTTCCTGCCCAGGACGTTCTCGTAGGTCTGCTCCAATTCCTTCTCGATGGCGTCCCTGCCGGACTCGACCAGCTTGGCGACATCGTGGATCTTCTCCACCATGTCCTGCGCATCGCCCACGGCGAAGTCTTCCAACAGGGAGGGGAGCAACTTCAGGCCGTTGTCCCGAAGCTTGGCGGCGAGGACTTGCGCGGCGCGTTTCTTCGTCATCAGCTTCGCGTTCACATCGAAGAGGCGCTTGCCGACTTCACGACCGACCAGCACGGCGACCACAGCGGCCAGAATCCAAATCACGACGGTGGGGTTCATCTTTTCTTCTCCGGGTTTTCGAGGTGGCTGTCTCGGGACAGCCGGGTGTTCACTGGAAAAAGGACACACAGGTACGGGGCGAGACTACTTCACGGGAGGGTTCAGCTTCGCATAGAACTGCTTGCCGTAGCCGCCACCCATGCCGACGAGCACGCCGGCAATACAGACCAAGGCCAACGCCCAGAGGGGCGGTTCGACTGGCACGTCGGGATCGACGTTCGGCGGCCCGTTGTCGTCGATCGGCTGCGGCTCGGGGTCCGGCTGTGGCACCGGATTCGGCTGCGGGTTCGGGCGCGGGCCGGGGCACCGATGCTCCATGTCTCTGCGCCAGGGCAGAATCGGACGAATCCCTTGGGCCGTACTGACCGCGCCTGCCAAGGCTCCGTTCAAGCCGGCCGCCGTCATCGGCAGGTTCTTCTCGGCCGCCTCATAGACCACCGTGCCGTCTGCCTGCTGCATCCGCACGGTCGGCAGACCTTTCACGTTGGAAGCATAGCGGGCTTGATAGACGGCCGTTTCGTTCGTGACCGGGCAGAAATGCACCTGATTCTTCAGCTTCTTCAAGCTGGCGTTCGTGTCGAACCAGCCCACGATCTCGTTGTAGCGGGAGTCGGTCGCATTGCCGACCACGCTGACGTACCACTTGCTCTGGTCTTGCGGAAGGTTGACGACCCGCTCTTCGGCCAGGACACCATTGACGGTATCGGCGAGGCAGGGCACGGCCGCCGCGAACACGGCGAGCAAGCACAGCACACTCAGGAGCAGCTTGTTCATGGTTTCCTCTCTCGTTGCAAAATGTGTTTCGGGGACTATTGTGGAAGCGGAGCCGCCGGAGCGTAGATTGGCGTCACCGCCCATCCGTAGCTCGCCTTCCACTCAGCGATCAGCGTCTCTCGCGGAACCCAGATGAATTTCTCGACGTTGTTGTTGTCCAGGATCGCGGCCCACTTGTCGTCGAGATGCACAAGCGCGACCATGTGCGCTCCGCCCATGACCGTGATGCCGCAGCCGCGCCTTGTGCGGCACGCCCATTCCAGGAAACGCACGTCTCCGTTGGTGACATAGGCGTAGCGGATTCCTTCCTGATCGAACTTCGCGGCCAGGTCTTCCGGCTGCTCGCCGTCGCCGTAGGTCTGCCGCCA